AACTTCCCAAAGGCCGCGTTCATCTTTTGCAAAGAAGCGTTGCCACGACAACCACCGTGGCCGTCCGCACGACCTGGGCGTCCGTCCGTGAACCCGACGAAAGCGGACGACGGGGCTCGAACCCGCGACCTCAAGCTTGGGAATCTCCTAGAGACCGCCCACCCGTGACCGACGAGGCCGCAACAACGGCCACAACCGCCAGCGACCCCACCACCCCGGAAAGTCGCACAGAGCGCACAACTGAGACAAGCGAAGTTCCCAAAGTGTTCCCATCCCTCGCACAGGATGGGGACCGCTCCGCTGCCCCCCGCAGCGTCGAGCACTCCGACCACGGGCCTCAAAGCACCCGCTCGTCGGAGCGCCTGCCGGCATCAGCAACCGGCAGGCCACAAGGCGCAACCGACGACCCCCAGTCGGCAGCGCTCGGCGCTGCCTCCCCAGGAACCTCGCCACCTGGGGCGGCGGCGCCCAAACACCTCAGACAAGGCACCGTCGCCGTCTTCCGACTGCCGCTCGAGCTCGACCACGTCGGGCGCATCTGCAAAGCGATCGCCGACGCCTACCCCGGCTGCACCATCGGCCCAGGCGCACCGAACGAAATGGTTTTCCTCGACGGCGACCAGGAGGCCCAGCATGGGCGATAAGACAGGAATCCAATGGACCGACGCGACTTGGAACCCGGTGACGGGCTGCACAAAGGTCTCGGCCGGCTGCAAACACTGCTACGCCGAGCGTGTCTTCCCACGCGCCTATCACGGCCAAACCGTCGACATCGAACCGCCCAGAGACGGAAAGCGGCCGCGTCGGTTCACTGACGTCCTCACGCACCGCGATCGCCTCGACCAACCGCTCAGATGGCGCCGGCCGCGCCGAGTGTTCGTCAACTCGATGTCTGACCTCTTCCACGACGACGTGCCCTATCGATTCATCCGTGAAGTGTTCGACGTTATGCGCTGCTGCGATGGCGGCGAGATCGCAGCGACCGGCCGCACCCAGCCATCGCACGTCTTTCAAGTCCTAACCAAGCGCCCCGAGCGCATGTTGGAGCTCGCTCTTTCACGCAAACTCGGTTTCGATCCTTCCTCACCACCGCCCAACGTGTGGCTCGGTGTCAGTGTCGAGAGCCCTGACACGTTGCACCGTGTCGACACCCTCTGCCAAACACCGGCGGCGCTCCGGTTTGTGTCATATGAGCCCGCGCTCGAAGGCGTCGACTTCTCCCAGCACCTGCCGGGCATCGACTGGCTCATCGTAGGCGGCGAGAGCGGCCCGCGAGCTCGCCCATTCGATGTCAATTGGGCCCGCGACACCGTCGCCCAGTGCCGGGCGTCAGGTGTGCCGGTATTCGTCAAGCAACTCGGCGCGAATCCATGGTTTGACCTTGCCGACGAGTACGCCGCTCATCGATACGAGCTCGCCCACCGTGCCGGCGCTGATATCGACGAGTGGCCGGCAGATCTGCGCGTCCAGGAATCGCCCAGCATCGGACAGGGCTGCCAGTGAGCCGCGACTCTTACGCCTACGTCGGCGCAAGCATCCGCGAGGCCCAGGCAAGGGCTATCGAGGCCGGCGACCTTGTCGGCCGTGATTGGCGGGTCTTGCTGGCCATCATCGCCCTCGTCGCGTCCTACAGCCGTACATCGGACAAGATCACGTCGCAGCAGATCGCCGACGCTGCCGGCATGGATGTCAGGCACGCGAAGCGGTCGCTCGCACGGCTCATCGAGCACGGGATCATCACCCGCGAGAGCACGGTCGGACGTCGCCCGGCGCGCACTGGACTCCCAACTCCACGGCCGTCGCTGAATCACGAACCGGGGCCGCAGACGGCCACCGTTGACCATCACGAACCGGGGCCGCAGACGGCCACCGTTGAGACGAGTGAACCGGGGCCGCAGACGGCCACCGTAGAAACCCGCCAACAGTGGCCAGAACGAGCCGCCAACAGTGGCCGCAGACGGCCACCCACCCGAGAAGAAACCCGAGAAGAAAGCTTTGCGCGCGAGGCGGCGTCGCCGTCCGGCTCGGCCGTTGGCCGGCCGTCGACGCCCATCGAAACGTTCGAAGAGATCGGCAACCCACGATTGCGAGAGCTCTTCATGCGCGTCGTCACCTCCGAGGAACTGACCCAACCGACCGACCCGACCTCCCCATCGATCAAGGCCCTCACCGCATGACTGCATTCGACACCATCGCGCCCGAGCACCGCCGCGTGCTCGAGGCCAAACTCACACCACGACAGAGCGAAGTCCTGGCGCTCGTCCTCGCCGGCCACGGCCAGCGAGCGGCAGCAATCCGTCTCGGCCTCAGCCGCAGCACCGTCCGCGAGCACATCGACAGCGCGCTCACCAACCTCCACGCTCACCCAGACACCATCCAAGCCATCGTCGCCGCCTCGGAAACGATCCGAGCGCAGGCGCTAACCTGCAAACCGCACGCCGGGACGCCGGGCGAGTCCACCAAGACCCGCCCGCCCCGCCCATAGCCACAGGTACGCCATGAACCCCACCAGGCTCACGCTCACCGTCGCTCGCCACGCACTGAAACGCGACACCGATTCCCTCGACCAGCTCGTCGCCACAGCCGCCCACGACCTCGCACCTCGCAGCGCCGCCGGCGATGAGCAACGCCTCCGCAACATCCCAGCCCTCGGCCCAGGATGCCCCGGCGCAATCCCCGGCACCAGGCCAGACCACGCAATTTTGACAAGGAAGCGCCATCGATGAAGACGATCACACAGATTCTCGCCGCCGTGGGTAACGCCGCAGCCATCGCGCTCACCATCGCCGTCATCCGCGAGATCCGCAAAACCCGCGCCACCGCCGCCGCGAAGCCTGCCGGCGCGCAAACCCCCCCGATGCTCTATTGCGTCATCAACCTCGGCGACGGCAACTACGTCGGCGAATGCCGCATCGATGAGGCCAACTGCACGCACGCATCGCGCGGGCACTGGGCCGACGTCGCAGACAACATGATCGCCCACGCCCTCACCCACCACGGCCTCGACATCGCCGAGCGGCTCGCACTCACCGAAGCCGCGATGTTCTACTCCAGGGGCGCCGCCTGATGGAACGCGAAACCGAGCTCGGCCGCACCATCACCCGCGCCGTCATCGCCGAGATCAAAGTCGATCGACTGACCAAGGCACTCGAGGCGATCGCCGCCGACGAGTGCGTCTGCCCGCATCCGCAGTGCGGGCACGAGCTCGCCCAGGCCGCGCTCAGCCAGATCATGGCGGTGAGTTAGATGGGCGCCAAACGTAGAGCGAAGCTGCCTGGATTCCGTTGGCGCATCCTCGCCCACCACCATTCGGTCGGCGGACAGATGACAACTCAGATCGACACGCGCTACGACGGAACCGAAGGCGTCTGCTTCGACGAGCTCGTCATCGACGGATGGTTCCACATCGAACAGATGAGCGACCGTCACTGGCACTGCATCATCGGCGATCTCCATATCGATGCCCACCCGCGTAAAGACGGCCGCGTCGCGATCACCGGATGGTGGGACACAAATGGATATGAAGAGCTTGAAACACCGGAGCAAAAGTGAATGCGCACGCTCTGCGACAACCCGCTTTGCAGTCACAACGCCGAAGTCGCAGCGACGACCTACCGTGGAGGACACGCCGAAACGCTCTTCCTCTGCAAGCCATGCGCATACGACGCCGGCGCACACCTGATCGAATCACTCCCAGAGACCGAGGACGAATGAAGGTCTGCGCATTCGGCGGCTGCCCGATCCTCGTCGACGTCGGCTCGTGGTGCGACGAGCACAAGCCGCAGCCAAAGCCCGGACCGTCAGGGACCACCGCGTATCTCGACGACGAACGCTGGCGCAAGCTCAGTATCGCCTATCGCAAAGCTCACCCGTTCTGCGAGTGCGGATGCGGCAGGCGGTCGCAGGTAACGAACCACAAAGACGGGAAAGGACTGGACGGCCCGCTCCGCTACGACTGGCACAACCTCGAGGCGCTGGCCCGTGTCTGTCACAACCGACTCACGCCAACACAAGGCACCCGCGACTCGAGAGGCCTACAGCCATGAACTACTACGGACCAAGGAGCTTCGAGACGGACAGTGGCAAGGTGCGCTGGCACTACACGTGCTCGAACAGTCGTATCGGCATCTGGCCGGAAGGGTACTGCCGTGACGGCTGCCCCGGCCACCCGACAGCGGAGGAGGCGTGCGAGCACATGCGCGAGTACCTGATCGATCGCGCGACATTCTCCTGGCTCAACCGCATCAGCGGAACCGCAGTTCCGTGCGAGGTGTGCGGCACGCCGACCACCACGTTCTCTGTGGTCAAGGGTCTCGGTATGCCTGACCTCCGGAGCCTGTGTGACGCCCACTTCAATCGTGAAGGTCTCGACCAGGTGCTGGGGACTCCGGGTGAGGTGTGGTCATCATGAGCGACGGTATCCGACCAGCACTCGAGCAGGTGCCATGGTTGCCAAAGGCCAAAGGTCTTGCCGAGCGAATCCAGCAGGCGAGTGCAAACAGCCACCTAGATCTTGTCGTACCGATGACGGTCAACGACGATCCAGAAAAGGTCTTGGACGTTCTACGTGTCGCCTTCGGAGCAACTGAAGACGAGCTCGTCGCCTACCTCAGGAACGTCGACCCGTTCATTGCAAGGCAAATGCTGAACCTCTGCGAGTACGTCGGCAGGTGTGAAGAGATCCGAGTGGAGCAAGACCGTCTCGCCGATATGAAGCGCCGGCGGGACGAGCCATGGGATGGCGTCTGGCGATGATGCACGAGCTCGCTGTCATCGATCTGTACCCATGGGGAGGGGGGGCACCCCCTGGCCTAGGGGAGGTAGCCGCGCAGAGGCGTCGCCAATCTACCGCTGAAACGATGGCATGACTAAGGGGGATTCCAAGCCACGATGCCCCACTGGCCTCGGCGCACCGGCACGAGCCGAGTGGCGCCGGCAGGTAGTCGCGATCGAGGGGCGCGGCATGGACCCCGGCGAATTCATCAGCGCCCTCGAGCAATACGTCCGCGAGCTCGACCTCGTCAATCAGATCGAACGTGAGTGGATCGACAAGGGCAAGCCGCTCACGACGACGGCCACTGCTGGCCAGACCTACCAGCATCCTCTACTCAAGATGCTCGGCGAGCATCGCAAAGTGCTCGCCCAGTTGGCCGACCGTATCGGGGCAAGCCCGCGCGCTGCCCGGACCGCGCAGCCGGCCAAAGCGCCAGGCCGGCCGAAGGGGTCGCCGTCGCTCGGCGGAATCAAGAAGTCGTCATCCCAGGCGAAGCTTCGAGCGCTCGAAGGCGGCGGCGCCTCGTGAGCACGATGGCGATCGAGCGTGAAGTTGTCGGCACAGATGGCGGCGACTTCGCCGACTTTTGCCATGACTACCTTCAGCATTCGATCGGTCGTTTCGCCGGCCAGGTCTTCAACCTCGAGGACTGGCAGCGAGCAATCTTCGACGAGGCGCTCGAGTACTACGCCGATGGCACGCCAGCGTGGACGATGGTGGTGCTCGTCCTGCCACGCAAGAACGGCAAGACGCAGATCCTCGCCGCCTACGCGCTCTGGCGTCTGCTCGTCGACGACGGTATGCCCGAGATCCTCCTTGCAGCATCGAGCGACAAGCAAGCCGGCCGACTCTTCGAGGCATGCGTCGCCTACATCCGGGGAAACCCTGCACTCGACGACCTGCTCATCATCCGCGAACACGACGGCGAGATCGTCCGGGTCGATGGCGGCGGAATCATCCGGCGAATGGCCAGCGATCCAAAACGGATCCACGGCTACAACCCCAGCCTCGTCATCTGCGACGAGGTCGCACAGTGGACGACGCCGCTGCTTCGCTCAGCGTGGGACGCACTCATCACCGGAGACGGCGCCCGTGAATCCGCGCAGGTCTTCGCGATCACGACACCAGGCGAAGCGCACACCAGGGCCACCGGGATCCTTGGCCGGCTGATCGACCGGACTGCGCAATCGGGCGAGACCGAGCTCGACGGCGTGAAGTCGACGACCAGGAGCAAGGTCTCACGGACCATCGTCTACCAATGGTCGGCGCCCTGGCCGGCAGCCAACCCGAAGCCCCTACGAGACGCCCACGCGGCACTCGTCCTCGCCGAAGCACTCGGCGACACCGAACGCATCGAGATCGCACAACGCGACTTCGAGCTCGCAAGCGGCATCATGCTCCCCGCCTGGAAGCAGGCGAACCCGGCCAGCTGGATCACCGAGGAATACCTCATCGGCAAGGCGCTCGGCGCGCTCCCCGAGGCCAGCGTCCTCCAGCTCCACGCCGGCGTCTGGGCCGAAGGCGAAGACCAATGGCTCACCTCTGATGCATGGGCGCTCGGCCACCGCCACAGCGAGCTTCAACCGGGCGACGTCATAACGCTCGGATTCGACGGCTCACGTGTCTCCGATGCCACTGCCCTCATCGCGTGCCGACTTCGCGATGGCCTGCTCGCACCGATCCGAGTATGGGAATGCCCCGAAGGCGCAGCCGGCCGATTCTGGAACGTGCCACGCAAAGAGGTCGACGCCGCCGTCGCCTCCGCATTCGAGACGTACGACGTGACACGCATGTACGCCGACCCCCCGGACTGGCGCAGCGAGATCGACACCTGGGCACTGCAATGGCCGCGCCGCGTCATCGAATTTCCAACCTCCGGCGATATGCGGATGGGCGCCGCCGTCGAGCGGTTCACCACCGACCTCGCCGCCGGCGAGCTCGGCCACACCAACGACCCCACACTCACCCGGCACATCGGCAACGCAATCCGAAGCAAAAACCGGCACGGCTACCGCATCACCAAGCCCGCAAAGCTCTCCGAACGCAAGATCGACGCCGCCGTCGCCGCCGTCATCGCCTACGAGGCCCGCTGCGACTCCATCGCCGCCGGCGAAACCGGCACACCCGAAAAGCAATCCCGAAAGGTCACATTCCATTGAGCACCGCCATCCAACTCATGACCGGCGCGCGACGGACCGCACAAGCACGCACCGCAGAAGACATCCGCGATCGCCTGCTCGCACGCCTCGACGCACGCAAGAAAGAGATCGAACGCCTCGAGGAGTACTACAACGGCGACCACCCCTTGTCGTTCGCGAGCCCGCAATTCGCGCAGACGTTCGGCAAGCTCTTCGAAACGTTCGCCGACAACTGGTGCGAGATCGTCGTCAGCGCAGCAGCAGAGCGCCTCGCCGTCACCGGCTTCCGCTTCAAGTCGACGACCACCGGCGACTCGCAACAGGCAGACGACGCCGCCTGGGAGATCTGGCAGCGCAACAACCTCGACGCGGAATCGTCCCTCGCAATGACCGACGCCATCAAACTCGGCACGAGCTACGCATTCGTCGGCGAGGAAGGCGGCAAGGCGGTCATCAACATCGACCACCCAGCCGATGCGATCACCGAATCACAGCCGATGAACCCGCGCAAAGTGACGGCCGGGCTACGCCGATGGATCGACAGCGACGGCACCACGTTCGTCGTGCTGGCACTACCCGACGCGACCTACACATGGAAACGCGGCATCAACATCAACGGCGGCACCTGGTCACTCGCCCAGGCGGTCCGCAACAGTCTCGGCGTCGTGCCGATGGTCCCGCTGCGAAATAACCCACGCACGCATCGCAACAAGACCGGATGGCGTGAACGTATCGGCGTCAGTGACATCGCCCAGATCATGGGACTCCAAGACGCGATCGACAAGACCGTAATCGACATGCTCGTCGCCAGCGAATTCGCCGGATTCCGGCAGCGATGGGTGACCGGCCTCGACATCCCGAATGACCCCGCCACAGGCCAGCCAATGCTTGAAGCATGGAAAGCCGGCGTGAGTCGACTCTGGACATCAGAATCCGACAAAACCAAATTCGGCGAGTTTGACGTCACCGACCTCAACAACTACGTCGACGCTGCCTCGATGCTGCTCCAACATCTCTCAGCCCAGACGCGCACACCGCCGCACTACCTCATCGGCCAGATCGTCAACGCCAGCGGCGACGCACTCAAAGCCGCAGAGACCGGGCTCGTCGCCAAGGTCCGCAGCAAGCAACTCGTCTTCGGCGACGACTGGGAAGACATCATGCGCCTCGCCTTCCGCGTCGAAGGCGACCAGGAACGGGCAGCCGACACATCAGCCGAAACGATCTGGCGCGACCCCGAGACCCGTTCCCAGGCCGAGGTCACCGACAGCGTCATAAAGCTCAAGACCATCGGCGTCCCGCTCGAGATCCTGCTCGAGGAATACGGCTACACACCGCAGCAGATCCAGCGCGTCAAAGAGGTCAAGACCGCCGACAACCTGCGCGCACTGATCGACAACCTCGGCACCACAAACGACCAGGGAGATCCAACGCTCCCAGCCGTCGCATGAGTATCGACCAGCAACGCGCGGCCGGAGCCGTCACGACGCATCGCAACAGGCTCATCGCCACACGGCAACGCGCCGCGATCGCCGCCGCCGGCATCTGGCAGGCACTCATCCCGGCAGAGGAGCCCACAACCCACGCACAACTCGTCGCACTCGAATCACAATGGCTCGACACGGCGACGACAACAGCCCAGGCCGCGTCGATCGTCGCCGTCGGTGATTCCCGCGCATATGTCCAAGAGCTCGCAGCAGCGGCCGGCATCAATATCCAACCCGAACGAATCGCCCAGCCGTCGTCGACGGCTCGCCGCAGCCTCATCCAAGCCATCATCACCCTCCGAGCTCGCCTCGAGGTCGGCGACGACTGGAAACGAGCCCGCACCATCGCCGAAGGCCGCGCCAGACGTCAGGCATCAACCACGATCGTCCAAGCATCAGACCGGTCCGCCAACCTCACCGCAAAATCATCGGGCAAGTTCACAGGCTGGCGCCGCGTGACCAGCGGCCAACCCTGCGGCGCCTGCCTCGCCGCCGCCACCGCCACGATCCAGCCGCTCGACGAACCGCTCGGCTTCCACCTCGGATGCCGATGCAGCCGCATCTTCCTGCCCAACGGCGTCCACCCTGACGAACTCTCGTGGATCCCGACCGGGCAACAACGCTTCAACGCACTCACCACAGACCAACAGAACGCCCTTTTCCAAGGACGCGGCGGCGCCGACAAGGCCGAACTCATCCGAACCGGGAAAGTGCCACTCGAAGCCCTCATCCGTGAATCGCACGGCCAAGCAGCCGAGCAAACACTCGACGAGCTCCGCATCATCGCCAAGGCCCAGAGCTGACGCTGGCACGTCGTCCGCGCGGCCGTGCTAGCGTGCGCCGCGCAGATCACGTGAGGTGATCGCCATGGGGTGAACGGGACCCTCCCGCCCGCCCCGCCCGGTAACCAGAGGTGTCTCTCAAGCCCGCCAGCGTGCGGGTTTGCAGTCATTTCCTGGCCGGGACTCTCCTGGAAGAAACACCAACCCCGCGATGGGGAGGACCCTTCACATGCTTCGAGGTTTTCGACGAACCCTCCTTCGCCCAGATGGCGGCGATGGTGGTGGCGATGCCACTACACCGCCGGCGGATGCCGGCACCACTGAGACACCTGCTGCCCCGCCCGCAGAAACCGGCGACGCCGGCAGCGACAGCGGCAGCAACGACGACGGCAACGATGACGCCGACGCTGATGAGCCTGACACCGAGGACAAGTCAGCCGACGACGTCGACGCGATCCGTCGCGCACTCCGGAAGGCGAACACCGAGGCGAAAAACCATCGACTCGCCGCGAAGGAAGCAACCGATCGAGCGACCAAAGCCGAGCAAGAGCGCGACGACGCACTCGGCCGCGCAGAAAAGGCCGAGATGGACGTCCTGCGCATGACCGCCGCACGCGCGGCAGGCCTGCCCGACGACCTCGCAACCCGCCTCGTCGGCGACAGCACAGAGGAACTCAAGGCAGACGCCGCACGCCTCGCCGGACTCATCGCGCCGGCCGGCACCAACAACCCGCTCCACGCCGGAACGGGCACCACGGGAGACGACGCCGGCGACCTCTCGCCACGCGACCGCCTCAACCGTGGATTCGCAGCATCCACAAAGACCTAAGACCAGGAGCACCAACCCATGGCACTCACCCTCGCAGAGAGCGCGAAGCTCTGCCAGGACGACCTTCAGCGCGGCGTCATCGAGACGTTCGTGCAGGAGTCTCCCATCCTTGATCGTCTCCCGATGATCGACGTGCAAGGCAACGCCTACGCCTACAACGAGGAGCTCACCCTTCCCGGCGTCGCGTTCCGTGCAGTCAACGCGGCCTACGTCGAGTCGACGGGCACCGTCAACCCCAAGACCGAGAGCCTCAAGATCCTCGGCGGCGACGCAGACGTGGACCGCTTCATCGTCCAGACGCGCGGCAACCTCAACGACCAGCGCGCCGTCCAGGCACGCCTCAAGGTCAAGGCCGCCGTCTACTCGTACCACGACACGTTCTTCAACGGCTCAGTCGGCACCGACGCCAACTCGTTCGATGGACTCAAGACCCGCCTCACCGGCGGCCAGGTCATCACCGCCGGCACCAACGGCCTCGCCGTCCTCGGCGCCGATGACAACGCCCGCCACGCCTTCCTCGACAAGCTCGACGAGGCCATCTCAGTCGTCGCCAACCCCGGCGCGATCTACTGCAACCGGGCCATCCTCTTCAAGATCAAGAGCTCGGCCCGCCGCCTGGGCAAGTGGGCCCAGACGATCACCGACTTCGGCAAGACCATCGACTACTACGATGGGATCCCGCTGCTCGACGCCGGCACCAAGTCGGACGGCACCACCAACGTCCTCCCCCAGACGGAGACGCAGGGCACCGCCGCCGGCATCTGCTCCAGCATCTACGTCGTCGGATTCTCCCAGGGCGAAGACGAGATCGGCGTCGCAGGCCTGACCAATGGCGGCGTCATGGTCGACGACCTCGGCATGGTCTCCGACAAGCCGGTCTACCGCACGCGCATCGAGTTTTACTGCGGCATGGCAGCCTTCGGCGGCCGCGCGGCTTCCCGCCTCGGCGGAGTGCTGAACTCATGAGCACGGTGTGCGACTGCACCGATGCGCGTCTCGAGACATACGAGACGCCATCGGGGCACACCATCACTCGATGCATCGACTGCGGAGCAATGCAGATCGACTCGCTGCCCGAAGCAGTCGACACCGACGCAACGTCTGGCGACCCGTGGCAGGCACTGTCCCACCACATCGCCGCAGGTACGTCCGAAGGTGCGTCCGGTCAGCACAGCGCCTGGCCCGACATCGCAGACCTCTCCATCCCCAAGATGCTCGAGCGGCTCGACGAGATCGAGGACGACGACGAACGGGCAGCAATGACCGCCGCCGTCGTCGCGTGGGAGAAGGCCCAGCACAACCCGCGCAAAGGCATCCTCGACCTCGAGGACGTCACCCCGCCCGCCGACGACACCAACCCCGAGGTGGTGAGCTAGATGTCATCTGCCCTCTACGACAAAGGGCGAGAGGGTTTCCTTGACGGATCGATCGATTGGGATACCAACACGATCAAGACGGTCCTCGTTACGAGCGGCTACGCCGTCAACCTCGCAACCCATCAGTTTCTCTCGGACATCGTTGCCGGCAACCGCAACGGCATCAGTGCAGCCCTGGCCAGCAAGACGGTCACGGCTGGCGTCGCCGATGCAGCCGACACCACGATCACCACGACCGTCGCATCGTCGACGATCGCCATGGTGATCTACCAGGACACCGGGGTCGAAGCAACCAGCCGGCTCATCGCATACATCGATACCGGCGGGTTTCCCTTCACCCCATCAGTTGGCCAGGCGGTCCCGATCACTTGGGACAACGGCGCGAACCGCATCTTCAAGCTCTAGCGCCTGCCGCACGAGAGGAACACTCCATGGATCCCATCACGGCGACCCGTGGCGATCAATCGATCTTTGCCAATGGTGTGAACTGGGCAGGCATCGTCTGCCAGTTCCACCGTGGCGAAGCGATCATCGGCCACGAGACACGCATCGACCCAGACACAAACGAACCCCGCCGCGTCGAGCAAGAACTCATCGACAGCGACGGAAACGTTGTCCTTGACAGCTTCGGCAAACCGCACACCGAGCTCGTCGACGCCGAGTTCCCAATCTACAGCGACAACCTCGGGCACGACCCGGACTGCGACGCCTGCCGGCGCGCCGTCCTTGACACCCGTCTCCACATGGCCGCCGTCGAAGCCGATCGAATGCAAGCCGATTTCGACCTTCGCGAACAGCTGCGCGCCCGTGGACTCGACCCCGACAAGATCATGGGAGGCAACGCATGACCACGGGGATCATCGTCCCATCGCAACGCATCGAAGCGGTCCGCAACCGTGTCCTCGACACATGCGGAATTCGCAATTGGCGGCACCTCAACTACCTCGCAGCCGGCGACCAGAAATGCGGCGAAGCGTTCTGGATCGCCGAAGACCTCAAAGTCAAGGCCCGCCTCCACTACATCGCAACGGCACCGCCGCACGCCGATCGCCGCCGCGAAGACACGCTCCGCCGCTCAGACGAATTCTGGCAAAGCTACGAAGAGATCAACCGCACGTGGATCCCCGATGACCCGGTCTTCAGCGGATCACGCGCCGGCGTCACACTCTCCACAACGGTCAACCTCTGGACCCTGACGGTCGGCGCATCCGGTCAGCTGCGCGTCCTCGAGAGCTACATCGGCGGCGAGTCAACGGCATCGACGGTCTTGCGTCTCGCACTGCAAATCTCGAGCGGCGGCGCCACCCCGACAAACCAGACGCCCGAGAAGTTCTCGAGCCGGTCACCGTCGCCAGCCAGCGCATTCGCCAACGCCTGGACGACCCAGCCATCGCTCAGCGGTAGCCCGTTCGCGTTCCACACGTTCAACACGTTCGGCGGCACGGACCGGATCGTCTTCGCCCCAGGCGCCGAGTACTTCCTCGTCAACGGCGAACAGATGAGCGCCCGCAGCCAATCAGGCACCCCGGTCGTCAGCGCGCACGTCATCTTCGAGGAGCTCTAACCGCACCCCGTGGCTCGTTACGCTTCAACACTTCAGAACGGTTCCGCCCGGATCATCCAGGCAAACCGTGGCCTCGTCACAGCCCAGATCTGGATCGAATGCGCAACGACTGCCGGAATGTCGACGACGTCCACAGCAGTCGCGCGAGGTGGCATCGGTCACCCGACCGGCGGCGCGACGCCTACCGACCAGGCATCCACCAAACTCAACTCACGGTCGTCCGTCGCGTCTTGGACGATGACCACGGCCTGGACGACTGTGCCAACCCTCTCTGGTTTCGTCGTCGCGTGGGTCGCAGTTGGAATCGCGAAGGGTCGCAGGTCGCAGCGATGGGCACCGCGACCCAACGCGCGCCCCACGATGCTCGGCGATTCATCGATGTTCTTTTGGTCAGCCGCGACAAATGCATCACTTGGGCTCATCACGTCAAGCGACGCGGGCAACTTCTCCGACGCTCGCCGACGCCCTCGAAAACGCGACGGCCTCTGGCTTCGAGGGATGCACACGACCAACCGGGAAGGCGCGAGCGCCCAGATCAACCCTGTCCCCGTGTGGACGTGTGGCCGCATCATCTGGCCGACCGTTCATACCATCAAGAACGACCTGCCGCTCACTGCTGGCGGCGGCGGCGCACCGACGATCGCCGCCATCGGCATCACCAGCGATGAAGCAGTCGGCTCACCATCCACCGCACTCAGCAACTCACCAGCCGGCATCGGTACCGGCGAAGCAACCGGCACGCCAGCCGCGAAGCTCGCCGTCGCGCCCGCCGGGATCACCACCACTGAGACGACCGGCACACCATCCCAGGCGCTGCCAGTCACCGCGACAGGTATCGCCTCATCCGGGGCGATCGGCGTTCCGGCCGTTGGTGTCGTCACTGCATCGCCCGCGGGCATCGGCACTGGCGAAGCGACCGGCACACCATCGGAATCGCTCGCAGTCGCGCCTACTGGGATCACCACGACTGAGACGGCCGGCACACCATCCCAGGCCTTGCCAGTCGCCGCTACAGGTATCGCATCGAGTGAAGGTATCGGCTCGGCGTCCTCAGCACTGCGCGTCTCACCTTCGGGAATCGTCACTGCCGAGGCCGTTGGCACACCGTCCCTCTCCAACTCGACGAGCCTCACACCTACCGGGATCACGAGCGCAGAGGCGATCGGGATCCCGACCGAAACGCTCCCGCTCTCCGCCGCCGGCGTCGCGACAAGCGAGGCGACGGGCACCGCCACAGCAGCACTCGCAACGACACCCACCGGTATCCCGACAGGCCAGTCGCTCGGCACACCAGCAGTCACGGTCAGCGTATCTCCAGCGGGCATCGCAACGGGCCAGGCGCTCGGCGCATCGACAACCTCGGCGGCAGTTGGGCCCGGCGGGATCACAACCGCCGAAGCAGTTGGCACGCCATCAGTCAGCGTCACCATCACCGCCGCCGGCGCAATCGCATCAGCCGCCACCTTCGGCACACCGTCGATCGCCCAGACAGCGCTCTCACCGGCCGGCATCAGCTCAGGCGAGATCCTGACATCCGCCGATATCGCGTTGCTCTTGAACCCCCAGGCGCTCGCAACCGCCGAAGCGCTCGGCATCCCCAGTATCGCCGCCGTCGTGGCATTCGTCACCGGCCGCGTACGTGGCGAGACGGTACGCCGCCAAGTCGCCATTGGGAGCAACCGCCAGCCGGCCACCAGTGGGACCGGTCCAACCGCCAGCACTGACAGTCACACGGTCGGCACGGCAACCACGTCCGGCAGGACCGCAAACGACACCGAGGTCACACCGTGAGCGTCCTTTACATCGGCGGGACCCGCCGCGAAACCGTCACGTTCACCGATGACGCCGGCGCACTCCAAAACGTCACCGGCCTCGAGCTCACACTCACCGGACCCGATGGCGTCGCGAACACCTACACCGCGATAACGACGCCGCCGATCGGCAACCCATCCACCGGCGTCTACAACATCTACCTCGAGCCTGCGATCGCCGGCGAATGGGTCGGCGTCTGGACGTGTGACGGCCCGATCGCACAGTCCGCACCTATCCAGTTCACCGTCTCAGCGCTCCCGCACGCATTCGTCCCGACTGTCAGCGCAATCGCCGCCGTCATGCGGGCACGCACCCTCGGCGCCGCCAACACCATTACCGGGCAGTTCAGCGACGAGACGACACCGACCGCAGACCAAGCGCAGGAAGTGATCCTCAGAGCCGCCGGCGACATCATCGGCCGCGTCGGCGCGCAGATCCCCGACACGCAGCGCGAGCTTGCGCGCAGCGCGATCCTCTACAAGGCCGCCTACCTCATCGAGATCGGCTACTTCCCCGAACAAGTCAGCACCGGCCGCAGCCCAGCAGACCACTACGACAGTCTCTGGCGGGAAGCGATCAACGGCCTCGAGCATTCATTCGGCCGTGGCCCTGACAAGTCAATCGCCACACTCACCGCCCTAACGGATTGGGCGGCACTGTGATCCGCTTCGAGATCCAGGCATCAGGGACCAAAGCCGCCAACCTACGCATCAGGGGACTCGACGACGCGGCCGGAGACCTCCGCCCAGCATTCTCGAAGGTCGCCACCTGGTTCTACGACCACGAACGCAAACGCTTCTCATCTGCTGGCTTCGGCACATGGACTCCACTGAAACGCCGGACCGTTGCACGCAAGAACAACGCGATGGTTTCGAGCACACAGGGGCGAATCATGCGACGCACCGACGCCCTCTACAACAGCCTCACGCGCCAGGCCGCGCGCGGGTCGGTCAGACGGATCACCAACGACCGCATCGAACTCGGCACGAAACTCCCCTACGCCCGAGAGCATCAGCGCCCCACCGGGGGACGCAAACTGATCGCACTACGTGACAGCGACCGCCGCGCAGTGCGCACCATCATCGTCGACCACATAACCGGGGCCATCTCGTGAGCTTCGGCGAGATCCCAACTGTCACGAGAGCCGACACGGCACTCATCGACACCCTCAAGACGTGGCTGCCTCACTACATCGCCCACGTCGCAGCCGCCGAAGGCGTCCCGACACCAAGCTCGCCGAACGGCTACCGCGTCGTCTCCGAGCTCGCCAGCTTCCCAGAGCAAGGCCTACCGGTCATAACGATCATCTCCCCGGGATTGGCAGACAAGACCGAACGCAAAGACGGCGTCGTCCGAGGCGGATGGGCTCACGCCATCCACGTCATCACCCAAGGCCGCGACGACGTCGAAGCCAGGCAATGGGCCGGCATCTACGGCGCCGCCGTGCGCGGCTGCCTCATTCAACAAACCCGACTCGCCATCGTCGACGAACGCTACGACGTCATCGACATCGAAGATCGACGCACACTCGTCGGCGTCCTCATCCAGATCCAGTCGCCGGCAACACTCGCGACGATCACAGGCCCACAGACACCGCCCATCAACCCCGGCGACCCGCCGGCAGGCGACCCCGTCATCCAGACGCACACCGAAACCGCAACCCCCAGAACTCCCATGGAGGAGCTATGACCACCCACATCAACGTCGCGACGCACGTGGTGGACCTC